AAGCACGAGTTCCGCTCGCCCAATGGCGGCAACTACCTGATCTACGGCAACGCCTTTTCGCGCGACCTGATCATCCAGAACCTGGGCAGCCACTGCTCGGCGCGCATGGTGCCGGAGTGAGCTTGGGCCTAGTGGTTGTCTAGCGCAGCCGCGGTCGGCTCAGCCCGCCACTGCCGACCAGGCAGTCGACCAAGTCCCAGATCAGATAGAGGACGATGATCAGCATCATTGCCCATAGGATGATGTTGATCACCTGAGCGAGCAGGGTGCCGGGGCCGCCGAAATTGGCCATCACCACCGGAACGACCAGCTTGATGATGGCATAGACGGCGCCGACGATGACCAGCCAGATCAGGAGCTGGAACAGGAAGGCGACTGAGAAGCACATGGCGTCCCCTTTCAGAAGGCGGTGTGTTGCGCATGAACGCTGCGGCCTCGCCAAGGTTCCTGCTGCATTGACACCACCGATCGTTCGGTCATATCCTCCGACCCACTATCCCAGCTAGGCACCGAAATCGCCTAGCCGGCTCGGCGCAAGCCGACACCCCGGCACAAGTGAGTACGGCCACCCCGAAGCGGATGGGTTCACACCTATTCTCATTGGAGCCGTACAGTGGCCGACACAGCATTCCAAATCCGCTACCGGCAGGAGTTCATTGCCGGGTTCGAACAGCGCCAGAGCCTTGTTCGCACGACCGTTGTCACCGAGGCCGACATCCAGGCCCAGCAGGCCGTCTTCCTGGTGGCCGACTCAGGCGGTGCAGCCGCCGTCACCCGCGGCGTCAACGGCCTGATCCCGGCCCGCGCCGACGACCTCAACCAGTTCACCGCGACCCTGCTCGAGTACCACGACCTCGTGCGGCGAACCGGGTTCAATCTCTACACCTCGCAGGGCGATGGTCGCCGCATCATGCAGCAGACCACGATGGCGGTGCTCAACCGCCAGATCGACACCGACATCATCAACCAGCTCGACACCGCGACCCAGACGACGGGTGTCACGGCGCCGGCCTCTCTTCAGATGGTGCAGTGGGCTTTGGCGATCCTGGGCAACAACGCGGTGCCGCTCGACGGCAACATCTTCGCGTTGATCACGCCCTCGTTCCACTCCTACCTGATGCAGATGAAGGAGTTCACGAACGTCCAGTGGATCAACGACAAGCCCTACGAAGACAACCTGATGATGTACAGGTGGTCGGGCGTGAACTTCATCGTGCACCCCAACCTCATCGGCAAGGCGACGTCGACCGAGCACTGCTACATGTATCACCGGAATTCGATCGGGCATGCGTGCGACTTCGACCAGATCCGCACCTACGCCGACTACTTCCCCGAGCAGGACTACTCGTGGGCCCGCGCTTCCGGGTTCATGGGGTCGAAGGTGTTGCAGAACACCGGCATCGTCCTGATGCGTCACGACGGCTCCGCGATGGCGGCCGGCGTCTAAGTTCTTCGTCCGGGTGAGCCAGAGCCCTTCGGGGCTTTGGCGATCTCGGTGCCTTTCAATTTCGTCCAGGGAGATGGAGTTCCTCAAATGGTCTACGCAGTCACCAACCCGCCCCGCCAGGTTCGCAATGTCGGCTTGTATGTCGGCAACTCAGGCAGCACGACGCGCGGCGTCGGCGGTCAGTACTGGGTCTACAACTCGACCGATGCCAAGGCGACGGTCGCCGCTGCCAACTACATCACGAACGCGGTGGCGCTCGGCATGCTGGTCGGCGATGTCGTCGAGGTGCAGGACACTACCACCCCGATGGTCTCGCTCCATCGCGTGACGGGCGTGGCCTCGACGGGATCGACACTGTCGGCCGGACTGAACATTACCTAGCCGAAAGGCCGGGAAGCGATCGCCGGGCTCCTCACGAGCGCGGCCTACCAGGGAACGTCGCCGCCGCGTGGCTTTTGCGGCGGCGTTTCCGCATCTTGATGGAGAGGAACCTATGCAGTCCGTTCTACCGATCGATCTGAAGAACGCCGAGAACACCCGGCAGGTCTGGAGCGTGGTCGCCGGAGAGGGCGCCGTGCCGGACGATTTCACCAAGGCCGAGATGTGGGTGCACGTCGCCGGCAAGAAGCTGATCGCTGGCGCCCGCGTCGAGGTCACGGCTTACGATGGCAACTGGATGGCCGACTACCTGGTGCGCTCGGCGACGGGTCTCGAGGTCAACGTCGCCTGCCTGCACGTCTACAACTTCAGCCCGATCGTGGCGAAGGCCAGCAAGGACTTCGACGTCGAGTATGCCGGTCCGGTGGCGCTGTGGCGGGTGCTGCGCAAGGCCGACAAGTCGGTGATGGTCGACAAGCTCAAGACCGAGAGCGAGGCCTATCGTTGGCTGGAGATCACGCCCAAGGCGAACATGAGGCCGCTGACGCGCAAGGCCGCCTGACGTGACCTCACAGCTCCTCCTCTACAATGGAGCGCTGCGGGAGCTCGGCGAGCGCAAGTTGCAGACGCTCGCCGACGCTGTCGCGTCACGGCGCTTCCTCGACCAGGCGTGGAGCGAGGGCTTCATCGCTGGCATCCTGAGCGATGCGCAATGGAAGTTCGCGATCCGCACCGTGAAGATGCAGCCTGACAGCAGCCTCACGCCGAACTTCGGTTACAACTTCGGTTTCAGCCGCCCGACAGACTTCGTTCGCACCGTGATGGTGGCGAGCGACGAGTTCTTCCGCATCCCCTACACCCAGTACGTCGAGGAGGCAGGAAACTTCTTCACCGTGCTGCAGGTCTGGTATCTCGCCTATGTCAGCAACGACATCAGCTATGGCGGCGACATCGGCGCGTGGCCGCAGTCGGTGCATGACTATGCCGCAGCCAAGCTGGCCGACAAGATCCTGCCGCAGATGACCGGCAACAAGACCGACGCGATGGACCTCGCCAAGCGGGTGAAGCGGTTCAAGGACGTGGCCCAGTCGCAGGACGCCATGGAGAACCCGACCAAGTGGCCGCCTCCGGGCAGTTGGGTGAGGGCCAGGATGCGGGGCCGCACGGGCGGTGATAGAGGCAACCGCAACCAGCTCTACGGATAAGGAGCCGTAGGGTGGGGGTGCCCTTTGAACATATGGTCCTGGCCTTCAACCGGGGCCTGGTGTCGCCGTTGGCGATTGCGCGCGAGGACATCAAGCGGCTCGCGCTGTCTGCCGACACCATGACCAACTGGATCCCGCGGGTGCTCGGCTCGATGATGCTGCGGCCGGCCCTGCAGTACAAAGGCAACACGTCGGGTAACCAGGTGAGCGCCAACCTGGAGTTCGTCTTCGACACCAATGACGCAGCGGCCGTCGAACTCACGCCGCTCGGCATGAGGGTGAGGGTGAACGACGTGGTCGTGACCCGCCCGGCGATAGCGGCCTCGACCTTCGATGACTGGAACGGCGCCGCCTACCAGCCGGGCGCGGCGACCTCGAGCTTGTTCGCCGCAGCTGGCGACGTGGCGCTATGGCACAGCACTGACGATGCCGGCGCGGTCTCAAGCTGGGATCCTGCGGGGGGCCTATCGCTGGTCGGGACAGGCACCGCTTCGGCGCGACGCAATCGATCGATCAATGTTGGCGGCCCGGACGTGGGGCTCGAGCACGAGATCACGATCGTGGTCGATCGCGGCAACGCTTTCATCGTGATCGGGGTGAGCGAAGGCGACGACAGCTATCTCACCGAACGTCAGCTGCGGCCGGGCACCCACTCGATCGCCATCACCCCGCTCGGTCCGTTTTTCATCGAGCTCTACGCTTCGGATCTCAGCGAGACACGCGTGTTGAGCGTTGCTCTGAACCGCGCCGCGCACGACATGATGCTGCCGACGCCGTGGAACACCGCCAATCTCGACGACATCCGCTACACCCAGTCAGGTGACGTGATGTTCATCGCCTGCAGGGCTCTGGCGCCGATGCGGATCGAGCGCCAGGATCGCATCAACACGCCGCCCTCGCGGTCGTGGTCGGTGGTGAAGTATCTGGCCAACGATGGTCCCTTCGGGGCGTTGAATGTCGGTCCGATCACGCTCTCACCCGGCGCATTGACCGGCGACACCACGCTCACGGCATCGGCGAAGTTCTTCAAGGCGGCCCATATCGGCGGCCTGTTCCGCGTCGTCTCGAGCGGTCAGGACGTGAAGGTCAACGTGGTGGCGCAGAACACGTTCTCGAACTTCATCCGCGTGACCGGCGTGGGTTCGACCGGGCGCTCGTTCTCGCTGATCCTGAGCGGGCCCACGTTCACCGGCACCACGACCGTGACCCTGCAGAGATCGGTCGGCAGTCCGGGCACCTGGGTCGATGTCTCGACCTACACCGGCGTGGGCACGGTCTCGATCTACGACAACCTCGACAACCAGATCATCTACTACCGGGTGGGCGTGAAGACCGGACAGTTCACCGGCGGCGACAACATCAACCTTGAGCTCACGTTCGCGGCCGGTTCGATCACCGGCATATGCCGGGTGACCTCGATCACGAGCACGACCGTGGCCAAGGTGGCGATCCTCTCGCCTATGGGGCAGGCCAATCAGGCCTCCCAGAACTGGTACGAGGGCGATTGGTCGCCGAAGAACGGTTTCCCCAGTGCCGTCGAGCTCTACGACGGCCGCATGATGTGGGCGGGCAAAGCGCTCATCTGGGGAAGCGTCTCGAACCTGTTCGACAGCTTCAACGACGATGTGACGCAGGGCGATGCGGCAAGCCTGCGCAAGCAGATCGGCTCGGGTCCGGTCGACCACATCCCGTGGCTGCTCGGGCTCAACTACCTGGTGATCGGCGCCGAGGGTTCGGCCCAGGTGGCCAAGGCGAACGCGATCGACGATCCGCTGACGCCGACGGCCTTCACGCTCAAGATCGCCGCGACCAATGGCGCTGCTCCGGTGCGTCCGGCCAAGATCGACACCAACGGCGTCTTCATCGGCCGAAACGGCAGCCGCGTGTTCGAGCTCTCGGCTGACGCCAATCTCTACACGCTCACGCCGTACTCCCCGACCGACCTCACAGCGCTGGTGCCGGAGCTGGGCTATCCGGCGTTCAAGCGCTTGGCGGTCCAGCGCAACCCCGAGACCCGTGTGCACATGGTGCGGTCGGACGGGACCGTGGCGGTGCTGGTCTACGACAAGATAGAGAAGGTGACGTGCTTCTGCCTGATGCAGACTAATGGCGTGGTCGAGGACGCCTATGTGCTGCCGAACCCCGACAGCACGCCCGGCAACGCGCTCGAGGATCAGGTCTACTATGTGGTGCGTCGGACTATCAACGGGGCGACGGTCCGCTTCCACGAAAAGTGGGCCACCGAACTGCAGGCCGTCGGCGCGACCGACAATCGCCAGGCCGATGCTGCGGTGACAGTCCCGGGGCCGGGCGGCCCCGTGGTCGGCGGGTTCAGCCATCTGATCGGCCAGCAGGTCGTGGTGTGGCAGGACGGCATCTGTCCGATGACGCAGGACGCGGATGGCGTGTGGAACCCCAAGCTCTACACCGTGGACGGCGCCGGCCAGATCACGCTCGACACGGCGTTCGCCACCGTGATGACAGCGGGCCTCGCCTACACCGCGCAGTGGCGCAACGCCAAGCTCGCGACGGGAGATCGACTGGGCAATCCGATCAATGTTTTGAAGAACATCAGCGAGCTCGGCTTCGTGATGGCCAACACCCACGCGCAGGGTTTGAAGTTCGGCCAGGACTTCGCCCATCTCGACCCGATGCCGCCGACTGAAGACGGCGGTCCGATCGATCCGAACTTCATCTGGGAAAGCTATGACCGCATCCGCCATCCGCTCGATGGGACGTGGGACACCGACCCCCGCATCTGCTTGCAGGCGCAGGCTCCGCTGCCGGTGACGATGATGGCCTTCTCTCTCGCGGGAGAGGGCAAATGAGCGACCTCCTCGTCGTGCCCGCCACCGCGGCCCTGATCGAGGCCTACTACGGCAAGACTCCGAGTTGGACGATGCACGCCCGCGTAGCCCTGCTCGACGGCGAGCCGGTGGGCATCGGCGGCATCCAGTTCTTCGGCTCTACGCCGTTCGCCTTTTCCGAAATGAAGGAGGCGCTACGGTGCCGCCTCAAGGATAGAGCCCGGTGCGTGCGCGCCATGGAGCCGATCCTGCACGACTACAACGGCCAGTCGGTGTGGGCCGTCGCCGAGCAGACGACCGGCCCTCTGCTGATGCGCCTGGGGTTCCAGCCGACCGGCGAGATGGCGCGGATGCCGCTGATCTCGGGCGGTGAACTCATGGGCACGTTGATGGTCCGCACATGAACCGCTTTGATCACTGCGGCTTCTCGCCTCTCGCGCGACATGGTGTAGCCTTCGGCCCGCTGGCGGCGGCGGCGCCGTTCGTCTCGATGGGCCTCAGTGCCGTTTCGGCCGGCATGTCGATCATCGGCGGCCTGTCGGGTCAGGCTGCCGCTGGACGCCAGGATCAGATCGCGCAGCGCAACGCCCAGCTCAAGGGGATGAGCGAGATCGAGCAGGCCAAGCTGCTCGAGCAGAACGCCGACATCTCGCAGGAGGACGCGGTTCAGGCCGACGCGCAGGCGCAGCGGCAGGCCATCGTCGACAAGATGAAGGGCCTCGTGATGGCGGGACGGGCGAGCGCCGTGATGGGCCGTTCGGGGGCGGGGTTCGATCCCAAGCTGATGGCCAACCTCGTCGGGATGGGCAACTACACCGCCGCGGTCGACACCTTCAACGGCAGCGAGCGGGCGCGACAGCTGATGAACCAGTCGAAGATCCAG